CCTTAAAGCGAGTTAACAAAAAGGTGCCACCCGAAGCGTGGCACCTTTTATTTATATTACATTTTTAGATTAAAGTCAACTACTTTTTACGACCAATGTTATACTTTTGAACAAGTTCCCATTCGCTCTTTTCTTTGTAGGCAATAACTTTAATTTGATTTAGAGGTGCTTTGTCCTCATGAATTTCTGGATTGAGGATAGTAATCAAACCCCAGTCAGAAAGTAAATGTGCAACAGTATTTCTGCGCTGCAAATCGTTATCACTAAAGTCAGCATCCTTGCCGTCAAGGGCAAAGAGTTCCTTGAAGTGAACAATGAAATATCTACCCTGCTTATGCAGAATATGGCATGACTGATAAAGAATCTTATCCTTACGGGATGCGACACCGATACGGGAAAGAGTTTCGCGCACCTTTAGAAAGTCGTCTGGATTCTTTAACTTAACTTCCAGGGGTGCGTACCCTGGATAATTAATATCAAAAAAATCTTCGCTCATTTTCTACCACCTTTATACAATTTCTCTTTTATTATATTCTTTTGTTCTACAGAGAGAATTGATAGAGCCTGGCGCGCTTTTTCATTGCTATAGCCATAATACTCCTTAATCATCTCAACTTCGGCATCGTCTTCGATTTTGATCCATTTATCAAATCGCTTTCTTGCACGAATTGTATTTATAAGGAACGTATTTTGCATGGCTTTGTCCAGGTGTGGGCGGCAGTTCATCTCATTGGCTGGAATAACAGTTTCGATGCTGAAACTCAAACCACGATTGATGATCCAAGGATTGTATTGCTTCTCTGACCAATCGTCAACGATTAGATTGGTCTTCTTGTGGTTAATATCATTGATGAAATCAAAGGGAGAGATTTTGGCTTTCTTCTCTACAAAGTCTTCTGGCTTGTATTCTACCTTCGGATCACCTAGACCCTCTAGAATACCGTCCATTACTTCCACTCCACTCCAGCCATGATTTCAACCAAACATGCAACGAGATTTATTTCTTGGTTAGCAGCGAAAGCGGCCTTGTATTGATAGTCAGCTAGTAGAACGATAAGTGCAGCCTGAGACTTAACATCATCCAGAATGGTATCGTAAATCTTACGGAAGATGATGCCAGGATCGTTGTCGATATTGTCTACAACCCACTGACGGACCTTCTTGAAGTCCTTACCGCGCATGGCATCAACAAGTTCTTTCATGTTGATTTCTTGAACGTTAGCCAGAATACCGGAGTCAATAACACCACTGGCACTGTAGCGTTGTAGTTCATTTAGAACGCGGCGATAGTCAGGGAAGTGCTTCTTGAGGACTTCTGCTACAACCTTCTCATCATACTGGACGCTCTCGGTCGCGAGAATTTCAGCAAGGCGTTTCATGAAACGACCAGCCATCTTAGGACGATCAGCCTTAGTCAACTTGAATTCAATCACCGCAGTTCGACTATGGAGAGGAGCAATGATACGGTTCTTGAAGTTACAGGTAAAGATGAAGCGGCAGTTGTTAGCAAACTCTTCAATGAAGGCACGAAGGGCGGGCTGGGTAGAGTTTGGATTCAGATAATCGGCTTCGTCTAGGATCACAACCTTGGTCTTGCCGTTGAACGAGACAGAGGATGCAAACTCGCGGATCTTGGTGCGGAGAACATCGATACCAGATTCTTCTGAACCGTTGATAACGATATAGTCACACCCCAGTTCCTCACAAATGGCCCGGGCGATAGTAGTCTTACCTACACCAGCCGAGCCGCAAAGAAGCATATTAGGAATCTCACCAGTTGCTACGAACTGGCGAAAGGTATTCAGTTGTTCATCGGGTAGAATACAATCGTCCAGTTTACGAGGACGATACTTCTCAACCCAGAGGAAGTCATCACGCATAATTATCTCCATAATAAAGTAGGTGACGGTTACGAGGTCCGTCGTTGCCTTTTCGTAGCAACCGCTCCACCCTAAGGTGCCATTTACACGCCAGAGTTACATCTGGTTCTATCAGTTGTTGCGAAGCCAGTCAAGAATATTTTCTGGCGAAGTTTCACCGTAAGGATCGCTTTCGCAGTTATCTTCCATGCCGGGTTCGATAAACCACTTCTCAATAAGACCGTTGTTCACAACACATGCGTAACGCCATGAACGAATGCCGAAGCCAAGATTATCCTTGTAAACACCCATCTGCATTTCTCGGGTGAAGTTAGCAGAACCATCAGGAATAACCTTGACATTCTTGATGTTCTGATCCTTTGCCCAGCAGTTCATCACGAAGGCATCATTAACAGAAGCGCAATAAATTTCATCAATACCAAGATCCTTGAAGTTTGCCCAATTGTTTTCAAAACCAGGAAGCTGGTATGTAGAACAAGTAGGCGTGAAAGCACCTGGTAGAGAGAACAGAACTACCCGCTTACCAGCAAAGTAGTCATAGGTAGACTTGTCTTCCCAACGGAAAGGATTAGGACCTTCAATCGAGTCATCACGAACGCGGGTCTTAAACACCACAGCGGGGACGATATTAGGAAGTTCTACTTCCCGAGGTTCGTCATCCCACTTGGACTTATACATGATCTTCTCTGCCATTAGACCAGCGCCACCTGTGCATCAAAGTCATTGAGAATGAGGAACTTATTGAACTGGCGAACCACTTCATCAAGATCACCTGTAGTAAACGAAATGTCAACCGAACGAGCCTCTACGTCCGAGTCATAAGGAACGCGGGCATTAAGAGTAAATTCCAACTTAGTCATATTATATCTCCTTAGATAGAGGACGCAGGGTCCATTGCGATGTAATAAACAAGGTCACGGCCCTTGCTCTTAAACTCCATGGCACGCTTCTTACCAAGAGTAACAGTGTAGCCGTCAGAGAGAACCTTGAGGTTCTCGGTCTTCACCCGACAATCAAACACAGGCGCAGGATCGGTACCGATCGTCTTAGTGTAGGAGTTTGCCGAGGGGTTAGTGGGGTCGCCAACCTTGAGTTGAACCTGGGCGCCATCCGATACGATGCTGATGATTGGTGCCGAGGTGATTGATGCGGCGCGGAGAATCATGTTGATATCGTCCGCCGAAAGATCGAACGACCACACAGGTTCAATCTCAAGGTTCTTGTCGGGAGCAGCGGTCACGGTGCCAGGATCAGAATAGAAGTATTCGAACTTCGATCCGTCCTTGCTAACCTTGATGCTGTTCTCGCCAAAATCTACGTCCTGATCTTCCATAAGAGTGAGAAGAGCCAGAAGAGTATTCAGGTCATAGATGGCAAATTCGCGCGGAAAGGTTTCTGTGACCGTGGCGCGTGAAAAGATGTTCTTCCCAGGACTTACGGTACCAATAACGTTACCCTGCCGAAACAGAATATTGGTATTGATACCAGCATAGTTCTTTAGAAGCGAAAGTGTTTCATTAGAAATCTTCATAATATATTAACCCTTTTTCTTTTTGGTCTTAGTACCAGTAATAGTAATACTAGAATTATCTTCGGTTGTCAAGAGAGAACTGGTGCCCATATTGTGCTGCGACCAGTCTGGAATAATTGTATCATCAATATTCAGTCTAATCGTATCTACGGTTGACAAACTGGTAGTCAAAGTATACGGTTCTGTATTGACATCGGCATAAGAATCTGATAGAGTAATCTGTTGTTCCTTATCGTGGACATACAGTGCAATGATGGCGTAATGGATGACCTTCATAAGGTCTTTGCGCCAGTCCTCAGGAGTTCCCTTATGGCCATAACGCTGGGCATACTTCATGATATTTCCAATCGTGAAGCCTACGCCGTGACCACCATCAATGATAAACTCGGTAGCCTGGTACTTGTTCTGCGAGTAGTGCTGCCCATAAGTGGCATTCACATAATCGGTAACCTGCCGAAGCAGGTCACCCTCATTATATTTGTATTGGATTGTCATCATATCTCCTTAGAACGGGGTTTCTTCAAAAAACTTGTCATCATTCTGATCAGTCTCGGCTGCGATATCAACCTTAGCGTCAACCTTGCTGTAGAGGTCAAGGAACGCCGACTTGGTATCAGCATCAAAGCGATTGACGCAAAGTTCAACAGCCTTGTTACGCGACTTGAACATGGCAAAGGCGTTGACAATGTGTTCAAGACGGCGAGTCGAAATCAGGTCGTCAATGCCACCATCGTAGAAGGTCTTGCGAATAATCTCAGCCCAAGTGACTAGGTTGTCTGCGAATTCTTCATCAATCGCACCAGCCTTTTCCATCTTGTTCATGATAATCTGCTTTTCAACCTTAGCAGACGGGTATTCTTGCTCAACAGTGATGGCGAAACGCTCAAGGAAAGCATCATCCAGGATCTGAGCCGAGATGAACTTGCCATCGTCGGAACCCTTGCCCTTGGTGTTAGCAGTGGCAATCACGTTGAAGCCCTTAGCGGGGTAGACCGTCTCACCAGTCTTCTTGTTGAAGTAGGGCTTACCTTCAAGAATGGCCTGCATACACATCAACTTATTCGAACCACGGTCGATTTCGTCAAGAATGAGGATCGCACCACGCTTCATGGCGGTGAGAACAGGACCTTCACGATAGACCACGTTACCATCGACCAGAGTGTTGCCACCGATCAGGTCGTCTTCGTCGGTCTCGACAGAGATGTTGACACGCATAACCTCACGCTTCAACTTAGCGCAAGCCTGTTCGACCATCGTGGTCTTACCGTTACCAGAAAGACCAGAGATGAAAGTGGGATAGAAGTTTTCAGACTTGAGAACCTTGATCAGGTCCTTGTAGAAGCCGAACGGAACGTAGGTAGGATCAGCACGAGGCACCAGATTGTCAACAGTGACTTCCAGCTTAGCCTGCATCAGGGTCTTAGCGACGGGCTTAGAGACAATCTCAGCAACGGGCTGAGGCACCTGAACTGGTGCGGGTACGGCAGAGACGCCAGCCATTGCAGCCGACAAATCGTAAACGCCACGAGAAACAACATTGTCCTTCGACAGCAGCCAATTCAACTTCTCAATACCCATCGGATGAGCGATGGCAAAAACGTCCTTCTTACGGAAAAGACCACCGTTCGTATCAGCGGCACGAAGGGCGGCAAGCAGGTCTTCACGGGTAGCAGTCATAATAAAATCACCTTTTTCACAAACAAACATCATCAATCAACAATTACACTATAATCGATTCGCGACCAAATGTCAAGCATTAATGCACGATTCGCCGTGCAGATTCTTTTGTATTTGAAAAATCGTTATTGATCGTGGACTTCTTGCCGTGGCAAAGTTTGCAGATCGTATCGACATTTTCAGGAGTATTATTGAAATGATCGCCATCTAAATGCTCAAGATCCAAAGCATTTAGCATGTCTAGTTCTTTCCAAGACTTGACAGGAACGGGGCATTCCCAGCCCAATCGACCATCAACATTTTCACAATATTCCTTCTTGTGAATTTCAATACCGCTCATAGCAGGACCACGAAAGCCAGTGACACGGGCTTTGTAGCAGGTACCACATTCGGACTTAATCGACCAGTTCTTCCAATCTCGCACCATAACTGGGCGTTCACAACCAGGATTAATGCATCGCGGCAGAACATTTCCTTCTGCAAAGAATTTCTGCTTCATCTGGGCACCGAGGTTCATAACGAATCACTTTCTCTCTTCACTCTTCTATTTTAGAATAGCAGAATCGAGGGAGAAGTCAAGCGGTAATTTTTAGGCTACCGCTTCGACCATCTTCGAAAGGATCACACGACCGACAGTCTTCTGGTTCTGGAAGGACTTGAAGGCGCGCATAAGTTCCTTCTTATCATTCGAGTCAACGTCAAGGGTATCTTCCTTGACCTGCAGGTTACGACCATCTTTGATGAGGAACTGGTCGTCAAAGCCGTTAGCATTCTTGAGAAGGGCTGCACCTTCCTTCTTATAAGACTTGCGGGCTTCGTCCTGAACAACACCGTCAACACCAGAACGGGCAATGAAATACTTGACATCATACGGGTTGATCAGGTAGAAGTTGATCATCCGCGAACCAGTGGTGTTCTTATAAAGGTCAAGAAGTGCCCGGCAGAAGGCACGACTGCGATAACTATCACGGTCATATTCACCCTTGAAAGTGCGACGGGTCTTGGTATCGACAATCGCCAGGTTCTTACGATAGTGATCATTGCGACCACCATCAGCAATTCCAAAGTTGGCATCACCCTCACCGTCAGTCAGAAACACCGACGAGAGAACCTCTACCCGATTACGAGTCTTGAATTCTTCGGCAATGAAGCGACCGATCATGATAGTTTCCTCAAGCGGAGTGCTACCAAGACCGAAAGCAGTCTGAGCGGTAGAGTCCAGATAAAGGTCGTAGTAGTTGCGGTCATAAGACTTACCGAGAGCCAGAAGGTTGGCCATCTGCATCTTGAACTTAGCACCAGAAACGCCAGTGGCCACAAGTTGAAGCATACGGAAGTTGGTGTCCTGAATAACAAGGTTCTTCTTGTCGGTGTAGTTGTTACGGCGACGGATCGAATTGACATACCCATGAGGAGCATAGGCATTCGTGATGAAGCCGTAAACTTCGAACGGAATGCGAACCTTCTGGCAGAACGAAGCCAGCAGAACCAACTGCTCCATGGTACCAGACATGTTAGAAGACATGCTACCCGACATATCAAGATAGAGAATCATGCCATGGTTCTTACCGTTCGGCACAACCGTGTTCTGGAGGAACAGGTCTTCGGTAATCTTGTAAGCCCACACCTTGTCCATATTGATGCGACCAGTCTTAGAAGTCTGGGCGCGCATAAGCGACTGGGCCTTCTTCTTACGGTCGAAGTCTTGAGCCATAGCGGACAGATACTTACCATTCTTAGCCAGAAAAGCCTTGTAGAGGTCCATCTTGACCTGATCGACAGTCTTGCCGTTGCGCGAGGCATTGCCACCAACGGTGAACCGCAGCATTTGCTCAACGGTCTTGATGCCGACAACATAGTCAGCGGGGTTCAGAACCGGGAGCTTGGCATAGAAAGTCTCGCGGGCATTGGAGTCCAGTAGACTGTCCTCGTTCTGACGGAAGTTCTGATCAGTAAACGAGGAAGGTTCGATATCACGATCAACCTTACCAGCATCCTTATTAGACGACTCACCCGAGGCTTCGTCGGTTTCGTCTTCGGACTTTTCATCGGACTGGTCAGGCTGACCACCGCTCTGCTTATCTTCGGACTTTTCTTCTTCCTCAGACTTGCCAGCAGACGGCTGCGACTTCTCTTGCTTTTCGTCCTGCTCTGCCTTGGGGGCGCTAGGAACTTCAATGTAGTCAGCCGTCGGATCAAATTCACCGTCAGCTTCTTCCATCATACCGTCGAGGGCGTCCATGAACTGTTCCCAGTCCAGTTCTTCTGTCGAAGTTTCGGCTCGTTCGTAGAGTTCGGTAGCCAGAGCAACCACATCATCCCAAGTCTGGAGCTTGTCGAGGCGATCAACGAAAGTCTGCTCTTCGGCCGAGAACTGGATGTTGAGGAAAGCACCAACCTTAGCGTGAAGGTTGATGCGGTCGATGAACTTCAACTTGGTGAGGTCCATGCCTTCAACGCCGAAGAAGTTGCGGTCGAAAAGTTCCTTATAGCCATTGTAGAACGAGCGACGGATGCCAGGGTAGCGATCCTTCATCTTGCGTTCGATACGGGCGTCTTCAATGATGTTGAGGAACGACTTGAAGCCAGCACCCTTCTCAGAGATGCTGCTATGCCAGCCCTGGAGCGGCGTTTCGAGTGCGTGACCAACCTCATGGCCGATCAGAAGATCGTAGAGGTCAGCCGACATTTCCTTAAAAATGGGGAGAACGACCGTGCGATTTTGCAGGTCGAAGTAGGCGGTCGACACTTTCTGGTGTTCAACCATGACGTTTTCGGTCGCCAACAACTTGGCGAGAATCGACTTTTCAGCAAACTGGGACATTTCACAACCTCATCAATCAATCACATTATTTACTATAGTCGATTCGCGACCAAATGTCAAGTGATTCGTTTAGAAGCAACGAACCTCACGGCGAATATATCGATTGCCGTAGTAATCATATTCGGTAACAACTGTGCTATAGCAATTGCGGTCGGGACGATAATATGAATCGCGGCCGCGATATACAGGACGATCATAACTCCGATCTTCATAACGTTCTTCATAACGTTCATCACGGTCACTACCAATAGCGGCACCCAAGATCAACGCACCCAGGCCAATGGCAATAGCCTCGCCCGTGTTAACGCCTCGGTGACCATGATGGCTACGCTCTACTCGGTGATCGCCGCGACCACGTGCTTCGGCTGCCATAGGAGTAGCCAATACGCTAACAGCAATCAAACCAGAAATAACAGACTTAAACATAAAACATCTCCTTAACTATATTATCAGTATACACGAATCACTACCAATGTCAAGTTAAAACTTTGTCATTGTCCCGTCTTCATGTGCCAGATACGGTTCAAACTTCACGTTAGGATATTCATGTGCAAGGTCCTTGAACATCTGGAGATTAGAAACGGCATCGTCAAACAGACGGGCGCGAGTATATTTACCAGTGTCAAGATATTGTTTAATAACGACTTTTTTACCAGCAGCCGAGTTAGGCATGTTTAGATTGCCAGAACGATGGACATAGATATCATCAATATCAATACCCTGCTTACGGAAAGTATCAAGGAAGATATCTCGGTCATCAAAATCCGAACGAGCCGTGATAACAATCATCTTGCTACCTTTGGCTTTGATGTTCTTATGCATAGCAATCAATTTGCGAATCGCTTTAGCGATAGGTTCGCTGGTGTCACGAAAATGCCTGGCGTCTTTAAACTCCGAGAAGTCAAAAGATTCACCAGGCATTAAATGGTATGTATTGTATTGTTTGTTACCCAGACGTTTTACAATCTTGCCGTTCTTGACAATGTTAACGCGGGCTGTGGTACGAAATAGAGTTTCATCGATGTCCCAGATGGTCAAACCTGCACCGTCTTGCGACTCACTTAGAAACTCTTTAAAACTAATCATGTTTATATACTACTCGATTCGTGAATGAATGTCAAGTAGTATTTATGCTTCCTTCTTCTTCCGAGTGCGCTTTGGCTTAGGTGCTTCTTCCTCTTCTTCGGCTTCTGCCTCAGCATTAGCGGCTTCTACCTTGTTCTTTAGACGAATAGCAACTTCTTCTGCATCAAGCCAGATATCCTTGTTATCAAGCATCGACTTGATTTCTTCTGGAGTCAGGAAGTCCTTATAGAATGAAGTGAATAGTTTTTCAGACCATGAACGGAAGTGTGTGATCTGGTCATACATTTCTCCGCCCTTGCCAATGGTACCACTCGAATAGTTGTGGAACATGAACATAGTATGATCGGAAAGTTCGTATCGATCCCCCGACAGGAAGATCAGAGTTGCAGCCGACATACAGATGCCTTCTACAGAACAAATAACTGTGCCGTTACATTCCTTGATAGCGCGGACCATCTGCATAGCGGAAAACAGATCACCACCTTCGCTGTTGATGCGAATAAAGATGACATCATTTTCACTTGCTGCGCGGAACAACTGGAACCATTCAACATATTCTTCTGCTGGCTTAATTTCACCGCAAAGATATAGATTGACTACAGTAGCCGCTGGCTGGGCAAAGAACTTACTTCTTTGCGAAGGGCTTTCAAACTCGTTCATAGTATCTTGTGATCGCTGTGATTTTTTCAATTTGTGCATCGATGATTGGTGTCCTATTTGGCCAGTGGATATATTCTTTTTCAGGATTTTTCTTCAAGTTATAGAGAAGAGGCAAAATCATATCCTCTACTTCTTTTAACTTTAGAGAAACTTCTTGTTCAAGTAAAGCCTTATGTTCTGCAACAATACCTGAAGGATCGCTATTAACAATCTTTGCTTCAAGCGCGGCCAACTTTGAAAGTATCTCGTCCTGAGCGGCAGTATCAACTACTGGTTGTTGAATTGGTTGTTGAATTACGGTTTCTGTTGGATCTTCGAATGTAAATCCGAAATCATAGGTTGTGTTGGACATATTTTCTAATATACCTCTTTGCTCGTTTTTCTAGAGACTTCATAGCCATCTTCATTTTCATTTCAGAGGCATGATCAGAGAAATTTAATCCAAGCATGTGATCATATTCATGCTGAAAAATTCTGGCAGGCAAGCCATGAAATTCTTCTACTATATATTCACCCGTTTCTGTCTGATACGATGCCGTAATAGATGATGGGCGCTTGATAGTCAGCCAGAGACCAGGATAACTTAGACAGCCTTCTTTCGCTAAAGTCATTTCTTCGGAAGACGAAACGATCTTTGGATTGAATACATTCTTTCTATTTGATTCATCGGTACCCATAACAAAAACTTTTGCATCAATGCCTACTTGATTAGCAGAAAGACCAAGGCCCTTTAGTTCTCTCGACTTTGCCCAAAGAGCATCTACAAGTTCTACAGGATTACCATTTTCAAAATTAAATGGCTTGGGTTCAACTCTAAGAGAGGGATCTGTAAACTTAATTAATTCCATTATACCACCATTTCACTATAGTTATTTTTCTTTTCAAACTTAATCAGACTGCGGAACTTGTCAAACAGTTGATCACCCTTGTGACTGATAACGAATAGATTTGTATCTTCACCAATAGTATCTAGTAGAGACATAACATAATCGGTACCATTATTGTCAAGCGAACTATCAAATACCTCATCCAAGATCAGAAGATTGGTCGCTACGCTGTTCTTCATCTTAGCGATTGTGCGCCAAGTAAACAGAAGAGCCAAGTCAATACGCTGCTTTTCACCCTCTGAGAATGATGCGTAACTGAAATCGTCACGATGGCGAGACTTGATAGTTTCATCGAACTTCTCATCCAGATTAAACTGCACAAAGAAGTCCATGGCTTGCAAGTATTTATTCACCAACTTATTGATAACTGGAAGGTATTGGCGAATAATCTTAGTCTTAATACCAGTGTCCTTGAGGAGAGTGGAGACAGCATCCATGTAATGCTTTTCTTCATTCAACTTGGCCTTTTCTTCATTCTGAGCCAGAACTTCTTTGGCATAAGTCTTTAACTTGGTCTTTTCCGCTTCGATATCACCTGTTTTATTGGTGATGTCAGAGAGTTCAAGGTTGAGTGCCTGAATGAGTCGTTGTTGGACAATAATTTCGCTATTGCTCGATAGTATCTTGTTGTTAAACTCTGCGATTTCCCTTGAAATCTCTTGATCTTTTTCAAGTAGTTCCTGAAGTCTCTCGAATTCTTCCGAAAGTTTCTCCATTCCTTCGTTAAGGGTTTGCATTTTATCTTTGCGTTCATCCACGAGTGATGACTTATGTTCGTGTGGGATCTTTTGCTTACACGACGGACAATCATCCGTCTCCTCATAGAACGAAATTTCCTTTTGGATATCTCGGAGTTGGGATGAAAATTTGGTTTTGAATTGTTCAAGTTTCTTTTGCTTGGCTGTGAGGTCTCCGAGAGCGGCACGCGCTTCTTCACTTTCTGTCTTCTCGCTTTCCAAGCCCGCAACGAGAGTGGAAAGGTGTTCAATCTGCGATTCCCCGTTGCGGATACGAGCCAAAATCTCGTCAACTCTCTTCTCCCTATTTGCTTCAAGAGTATCGACATACTCCTTCTGAATAGAAGCCTTCTGCTTTAGAACTTCTAGTTTGTTGTCTGCCATAGACAGACGATCTTTCAGGTCGTTTACCTTGTCGCGAAGAACCACGTTCATAGTGGTAAAAATCTGAATGTCAAGAAGGTCTTCAATGATTTCGCGGCGCGTACCAGAAGGCAACTGCATGAACGGCGTAAACGAGGCCGAGCCAAGAATAACAATCTGTGTGAAAGACTTGTAGTTCAACTTGAGGATCGACTCCTCAAGATACTTCTGATAGTCCCGCGCGGCGGCATCTTGATTGATCAGGTCGCCATCGACATAGATTTCAAAAAGATTTGGCTTGATGCCACGCACAATCTTATACGACTTGCGGCCAGTCTGAAATTCCACCTCAACCAGAAGTTGCTTCTTGTTGATAGAGTTTACCAACTGCGGTTTGTTGATGTTACGAAACGGCTTACCAAAAAGACTAAAGCACAATGCGTCAAGCATCGTGGATTTACCACCACCATTCTCACCAACAATCAGAGTGTTGGGCGATCGGTCTAATTTGATTTCGGTGAACTGGTTACCGGTCGAAAGAAAATTCTTCCAACGAATAGTTTTGAAAATAATCATACTGTAACGTTCTGTGCCTCAACATAGAGAGTCTGGAGAATAGACTTAATGCGGTTCTTTTCTAGATCGGTTTGAATTGTGTCAACAAAATCTGAGAGAACGGACATAGTATCTTCTACATTTAGTTCTTCATCATCCATTGCTTCTGTTTCAAACTCTGAAAAGTCTTCAATGATTTTCAGTTCAATTAGATTTAGATCATACAACTTATCAACAAATCGGTCGAACTTATAGAAGTCAGTCTTCTTTACGACCACTAACCGAACACAAGTTCCAGCAAGAGGGCCAAGATCAATGGTGTTAGGATCAGTAGTAGTATCGTCATAATAAATTTTATGAAAGATGCGATTCGGATTTTCATAAAATTCAATCTCATTAGTTTCCGTATCATAGATGTGATACCCTCTAGGATCGTTATAATCAGACCAAGTAAACTCATAAGTGTTACCCAGATAGACAATATTCCCAGAACGGCTACGATGATGAAAATGCCCACTACAAACAAGAGGGAACTTATCGAAGCCTTTCGTATCCATACCATGATCGTTTTTATGTCCTCGATACATTTCGAAACCCGAGAATTCGAAGTGGCCGAAGACGGCTTGTGCGTTGGATGCATTTACAACCTCCATAGTTTGGTCATAGTTGCCCGAACAAATCCAAGGAACAAGCAACAGATTTTTACCATCAACGATAATCTCTTCTGCATCCGAATATGTAATAATGTTTTCATATTCACGAAGAAGAAGATCCAACGAATTTACTTCGTTTGTATTCTTAAAGAAAGTATCGTGATTACCAGCAATCATATGAACATCAATTCCGAGTTCGCTGGTGCGGTCAAAGAAATACTCACGGCATTTCTTCAACGTATTATAATTTATAAACTTGCGCCGATCAAAGACATCGCCTAGGTGAATGATAGTCTTGATACCTTCCCGTTCGAGGTGAGGGAAGAATGTGTCCGTGTAAAACTTCGCAAAGAAGTTATCGAACGGAATAGAATCAGACCTAGCACCAAAGTGAGTGTCAGTGATCAACGCAATTTTCATGACTTCAAAATTCCAATCAGAGTATTTGTCTGGCTGATAGCATCATGTAGGGCGTGGTGATGCGTATCATTTTCGGCCGCACGAATCTTGGC